CCCGTTGGTCCGCCAACGTGAGACGCGGCCAATCCTTCTCCGGTGAATGTTGACCCAAACAGAGCAGCGTCTTCAGGCGTCATCGGCACGCCGAGCGCAGCAGCTTCTGGCCCATAGTAAGACTTTACCATGTCGTACAACGCCTGCGGAGCGGTGACACCCTCTCCGCCGACACGCGGCAACAGAGCCTTGCGGTCTGCGCTTGGACTCATGCCTGTCTTGCTCTGCACGTATTCTCCGAGGTTGGCGTGCTCTGTCGGGTTGACTTTGGCCACCGCTTGAGCGAGAGCGGCCTTGGCTCGGTTGAGGTTGTCCTGCTGGTATTGACGGAATGCCGCTTCGGCATGTCCTCCAGTTGATTCAGACGAACTGGCTCGCTTGAGCTCGTCAACGATATCCTGGCTTGGCTTACGCGGCATATGGGTTGATCCTCTGTTTTGGCTTGACTTTGGGTTCGTCAATGTCTTTTGATTTCGGCAACTCGAACCACCGTTCATTCTTAAGATAAATTACGGCCTGTGTGAATGTGTCGACGTAGTCATCGTGCTCGGCCACGGGGAACTTCGCCACTTGTCTCAGGAATCCATCCGCCCACGTCACAGCTTGACCGGGCAACTTCGACGATTCAGGAACCCACACCAACCCAAGTTCAAGGGTCGGCGCGGCCTGATGAGCACGGCTGATTTTGTCTGCATTGCCAGGATTGTACCCAATCGCCGGGACCTTTGCAAGGCGCAAGTCCTGCAGCAGGCTTTGGCCGCTGGCCTTTGCCTCAACCAATATGCGGTCCGGGCGGCGGGCGCGAGCGTAAGGGTTGTCCTTGCTCATCACGCCGTATTCGGTCGTCCAGTCCTTGATGGCACGGGCGCGGAGGTCAGGATAACCAAGATGCTCATCCCATGCGTCAATCAGCATGATGTTGCGCTGTCCATTGTGAGTGAAGACGGCCCAGACCGTACACGCAGTCGGGTCACCGGTCGTCTTCTCAGTGAACGCGCAGTCGTAGGATTGCAATATGTACTCAAACTGGGGAAGCCCTCTGTCTGAAGGCCACAGTTCGATGTACTTGGTCTTGAGTATACCGCCTTCGGACGGCGTAGGGTCCTGCTGCAGCTGGCCGGCCGTGCCGTAAGCACGCAGAAACTTCTTGAGCTCTTCGATCTCCTTGGGCCCAAAACGCTCTGGGCATATCAACTCACCGACCTTTTTCCGAGGGTCGTAATAGCCGAGGCATGTCTTGCGCCTGACGCCGTCCCATTCGGCCGGTATCATGATGTGCTCCCATCCGCCGACGTCTTCAAGAATGTGTCCGCTGATGTCGCGTTCGTGGAGGCGCTGCATGATGGTGACCATGGCGTCTTCTTTGGGGTTGTTCAAGCGTGTGGACCACACCATGTCGAACCACTCCAGAGCACTCTCGCGCATCACTTCGCTTTGAGCGTCTTGCGCTGAGTGTGGATCGTCTAAAATCAACCGGCTTCCACCTTCACCGGTGGCCGTGCCTCCGACGCTGGTCGCGATGCGGTAGCCTGTGCGGTCATTTTCAAAGCGCTGCTTTGCGTTCTGGTCGCCAGAAAGACTGAACACTTGCCCCCAACGTTCCTGATACCAAGGAGACTGGACCAATCTCCTGGCCTTCAGGTTGTCCCTTGTGCTCAGGGAGCCACTATAACTCGCGCAGAGGAACTTCTCCTGAGGATTGGTCAACCACTCCCACATTGGCCATATAACGGACACTATTGTCGACTTGCTGTGGCGCGGAGGAATGTTGATAAGCAGCTTGCGTATTTCGCCATTCGTGACTGCTTCAAGATGTTCGCAAATTGCTTCGATGTGCCAGCTTTCGATGAAAGGCACGCCCGGCTCAACCACCGGCCAGCACTGCCGCACGAACTCGTATAAATGCGCAGAAGCCGCTCGGCGGCGGACTTCGTTGCGTGCTTGCGCAAGTATTTCGAGCGGGTTGTTCAATTCACGCTGTTCCTTACTCGCATGATCCCGACAATCTGTCTGTGCATCATCATGCGTTCAATGTTGATGAGCTCTTTTTCCAGCCACAAATCGGCCATCTCCTCTTCAAGCCGGGCTATCTTCGCCCAAGGCCATAGGAACTCCAGCACGCGGCGCATCACTTTTTGCCCCCGACGGCCTTCTCGAGCAGAGCTGTCATGGTGGCAAGCTCTTCGTCGGTCAAACCCTTGAGCTGTTCAACTCCAAGCGTCACCGACGTTATGGGGCCTCCGTCTGCACCTGTCACTTCTGTTGTGACTTTGTCTCCATACACCTTCGGGCGGAGCTTGCTCAGGAGCCACTTGCGACTGTCGACGCGCAACCGAGCATGCTGCACGGCCGCTCCGTCGATGCGCACGGAACCGTTGGCGTCTGTGAAGGTAGAGGGAGTTTCGTCGCTGACGGTGAGGACTTCCTCAGCCCAGTGGTCGACCACCGTAGAACGAGCACGCGCGTACAGCTCTTGATGCTCGGGGGTCTTGTCTCTCCACTGCAGGATGGTGGTTTTTGGAACCTTGTGCACCTTACAGGCTCGTCCGACGGGGATGAACTCTGTCATCATCGTTTCGCACACAGCCGAAAAAAGCCTCTCTTTTTCATCCTCCGTGTATTCACGGCGCTTGAACTCTTTTTTGTCGTCAATCATCTTGGTCAAATTTAGAGGTTATTGTTAATATGTGTTTTGTTCGACAAAATAGCAAGTGTGATTTTGCACGCAAATTCTCGTTTTACATAAAGCCCTGTAGACGTGATAGCCTCATAGTCTTTTCTAAATTTATATTCTCTCTCTCCTTCTACTTAATATAAATTAAAATCTTAACCTATAGGTATCAAGATCAGTAGAACTTTATGTAAATTATTTTAGGCTTTCTCATCGTCCAAAAAGCGGCGGCGTGCAACGCTCTACGGACATCCTCCATCGCCAAATAAACATCAACACAGTCCTTTAAACCAAAGAAAAAACAACATAAAGTCCTTTATCGGTATATATCTTCAAAAAAAAGATTGAGCGATTTACCATTCTAAAATGAACTTTAGTTTATTCCTAGAAACCGGTTCAGCCCCATGCCTCTTGTACACAGAAAAGGTCTTTCCAAAGGCCTTCCACCGACGATCCTTGGAGCCAGGATTTGGCCAAAAAGAATACCCCAGCCGCTCCAAAATCTCGTTTACGTTGCGTCGCAGGCAGTAATAATTGTCGTGGTGTAACGAAGCATCTTCAAGCAGCAAGTTTCCCTGAACGTAGTCAGGCCAGTCCATTGAATCTAGCACATCCATAAAAGCCCGGTCCATCGGTTCTTTGTGAGCAGCTTCGTCAGCAGCAATCTGGGCCTTGCTTCGGCGTTTGCGGCGGTCGCGGTTATTGGGGTCAAAAGGGTCAAAATGCTTCATTTGATAAGTCCTCCGTTGGATTATAGTTTGGGTCCGTGCCAATTTTGGCGTACACTGTGACGAGCTTGCCGCCGATTTTCCAACGTCCGTCCTTCCGTTCGCCACGGTGAAGGGCGTAGCCGAGCCGGCCCATTGAGTTGCTGATTTTGCGTTTCACGTCACCTTCTTTTTCTCCGGTGGAAAGAGCCTTGGTGATTAAGAGGTCGCTACGGACAGCCTGAGGGTAGCCAAGTTCGTCGAGAATGTCGTCAACCCACCCGTCCGTGCTCATTCCCCCTGCCACCACCGTCTTATGAGCATCGGTCTTACGCTGACCGTTGTTGGGCGAAAAACCTCTGATGTCGCGTTCGTGCAGGTAAGCGGCCACGTGCGCAGCCCCACCTTCGTAGAACCACGACCACAGGTCAGAGAAGTACGTACGCCGTTCCGCTTCACCGGTGAGGCCCATTTCGGCCATTGTAGCACACTCAATCACGTCGTAGCGGCGGTCGTCTTCGGGGATGTAGATGCCGTTGGCGAGGTGGTTGGTGGTGATGATGACGCCGCAGTACATCCTGACGGAAAACTTCTGGCCATACTTGGGGTTGACCAGCACGGTGTCGGGCGAACCGGCGATGAGGACTTTGGTGCGTTCGTTGAAGGCCCACTTGCTCATTTCGTGCAGGTTGGCTGCCTCGCTGATGCGCACCAACGTCGCGGCGCAGTACTCGTTGTAGGGCAGGTCGAAGGCCGAGGGCTCGATGTTGGAGACGTTCCAAGCCCCGACAGCCGGCCCGCAAAACTCAACGGCCGTGTCCTTGCCGACGCCTTGACCTCCAGCTATCAGCAACGCAAAGCGGGGCTTTTCCCAAGGTTTCTGCACCCGGTGAGCCATGTAGTCAAAAAACTGGTCGGCGTCGCCGGGCTTGTTGAAAATGCGTGTGACGTGCTCAATGAACGGCTCAGCCATCTTCGGCACACCCAGCTCAATCGTCGGGCGGCGATAAGCGTTGAACAGCGCAGCTCCGGCGCTCTTGACCACTTCACCGTCGCGACAATCGAACCCCTTGACGTAATCGTCTTCAAGAGCCGGCGCAACCGTCATCGACGTCACCAAGGCATTTTTACGCAACCAGTCGCTAGCGTCCATGATCTTGCCTTTTTCATTCACCGGGCTGACCGCTGCGTCAACGCCCGTCGCCAGCCAGAAGCTGTTGGTTGGACGGTAGATGAAGTTGTTGCCGGGGCCGTAGTATATGAAGTTGCCCAGGGGAACTTCACCTTGCTTGGGAGCCCAGCCGTTGTCCAGTGCGGCCTTGACCACTGTGCCGAGCGTGAGGTTCTTTTCGGCGTTGAGTTGGCTAAGTTCATAAAAAGCTTCGTGCATTATGGCGTCGTGATTGCGGCCTTTTTTGCCTTGGATCTTGTCGCTCCACTCATTGTAAAGTTGCCATGCGTCGTCAGCACGGTCAAATTCGCGGCCGAGCACAATGCCTACGTTGCGCCATAAGTCCCGGTCTTCGCTGGGGATGACGTCCAGCATGCTTTTCACCTGCTCGATTGAGTACTTGCCACGGTACATGTCGTCCTTTTTGGGGCGGCCGCGAGTTTCCTTGCGCCGGGAAAGATGGGCTGGAAGGTTAGCCAGTTCCGTACCCCAATTCAGCCAGCTGTACTCACCCCCTGAGCGGTGGCGAGAGGGTGGCGCGACAATGTAGCCTCCGTCGTTGCGGCTGTCGACGCCTTTGCCGAGGACGTTGCTTGCGGTTTTGAGCGAGCTGTTGTACTTGAAAAGTACGTGCATGCCTCCCGAACCGGTCTGAGCGATGAGCGTATCAGGCTCGCCGTTGTCCTTGATGGCTTCAGCCCAACTTTCAGCACCGAACTTGCCTTCTCCGATGTCGATGTCTAAGACCGTGAGGTTGCTTTCCGCGCCGGTGACTATGGCTAGGTTGCTGGGCGGAGCGCTGGGCCCGAACCAAGCGTAAATCTGGGCTGGGTCGGTGGAGGCTTCTTTCAGCCCACGGGGAACGCGAGGGTGCTTGCCGGCGTCGCTGCAAGCTAGCTTTCCGCAGCTGCACCTGCCTCTTTCGTCAACGGTGTGCAAGGGAAATACCTTCCAGCCAAGTTTTGCGTAGGTTCGGGCAGCGTCGAGCACTTTTTCTTGAAATGTCATGTTAACGTTGTTTGTATTTCATTTTTCCTTCTGGTTGCGGTAGAATTCGTCGTCGATGGCTCGGCTGATTTTCTCCCAGCACGCCTGACAAACGGGGCCCACCGTGATGACCACGCCTTCGCGGGTCACTTCTGTGACCGGTTGCGTTGTTTCCTTGCCGCACTGTGTGCACGTTTGCTTCATGCTTCACGCCCTCCGTACTTCTTGACGAGCTCCGCCAAATCCCCGACCATCTCCTCACGTTCTTCCTTCAACGACGCAATTTCGGCGCTCATGTCGCTGATTTCCCTGCGAAGAAGGTCTTCCCGGCTGAGGGTTGGGCCGTTGACCTCGGCGCTTTGATTGTAGCTCTTGATTGACCATTCGTTTTTCATAGCAACTCCAGTCTGTCGCTTAAAGCGAGGTTGAGTTTTGCGTCACTTTGACGCTCGTGATCTTTCCAAGGGTTGCGGTCCATAGCAGCTTTCATCGCGTCGCTGATGACGATCGACTGCCACACGTACATTGCATCCCGAAACTCGTGCAGTATGTGGTCGGTGTCTCCTTTGCCTTCTTCGAACCTGTCGCACGCGTTCACTGTCTCGGTCAGCTCCGTGCGGAACTTCCGGACTCTTTCTTCCAGCCCCATCACCTGGAGCGAAGCCTTGTGGATTTCCATTTGTTGCCCCCTTGTATTGTTGTTGCCCAGTTCCGCTGGGTCGGTTATTTCATCAGAATCCATATCGTGTTTCATTTCTCATCCTTGGTTTGGTTATGCCGGTATCCGTTTGTGGCATCGCTTGCAGACCCGGTAGCTGAACCCGATGACCATGCAACGGGTCGCGCCATAGGGGATAAAAATGGTGGTTTCACTTAGCTTGTGGCCGAATAGGCGGCAAAGAATGTTCATTTCTCCTCCTCCTTTTGTTTGACCTCGCGAACGGGACGGACAAGGAGATTGTCCCACTTGCAACAGACAGCCACATCCCCATCATTAAGGTCCTGTGTCCGCGCATTTTCCGTATTACTCTCCGAGGAACTCCAGTAGTAGTCTGCAACGAAATTTCCGATATTCTTTTCGTTTGCCCACATCAGATGAAGCTCTTCCT